TTCTTGAAGAACGAAAGACTTTCATCATCATCATCAGTGCTCCATGGAACACTATCAGTCTCTACAGCAGGTGCAGAACGTGCTTCTGGTGCAGCGGTAACAACCCTAAGATCTGGCTTAGTTTCATTACCTAGAACACGACTTAATCGTGTCTGTAGCTCTTCATAAGACTTGAAGTTCTTTGGATCAAGAAACTCTACTAACGAGTACTGTGAATTCCAAATCTCTTCTAGTCGGCTATCTTCGCCTTCTACTGGTGAAGCAGTTTCAAACTCAGACTTATCATAGTTACGATAGCCTTCATAGTTACGGATCTTTAGCTTGAAGTTAGCACCTTCCCATAGGTCGAATGGGTTGACTGGTGACTCGTCTTCAAACTCTGGTTGCATTGCATTCTGAAGCTTCTCAAAGATCTTCGCACCATACTGATACAAGAAGACCTTACCCTCATTCTGTGGGTTGGCAGGATCCTTTACAATCAAAATGTTTGAGAAATACTTTAGACGGCGCTTCTGCTTACGAGCAACATCCTTATTAGATTCGATGCCTGAATTCCACAACATTGAATTGTGTTCGGACAAAGGATCTTTTTCACCAACACCCAGTGAAGTACGGGAATTTTCGATATACCAACCACCAGGACCTTGAAAGCCGTGATCATAAATCTTAACCCATGGCACATCTTCACCATTTGGTGCTGGTAGGAAACGAAGTACTGCATAACCATTGCCTGACTTATCGACTTCTGGCTTCCAAAGGCGTTGGTCGCGGACATTATCAGTACGGGTGGTTAACTTCTCAGCGGCCTTAACTAGACTATCGAGTGAGGTCTTCTGAGTCTTCTTTAGATTTGCAAAACTGGTAGACATTTATATTCTCCTTGATACGACTTAATACGATATATTTCGACTTGATACGACTTAAACAAAAACATTCTTCATTACCATATGGTACTCCTTTTTATCTGTTACTACGAAGGGCGAATACTTTCTGACTTTCTTATTATACTCTAACCAGACATACTCGTCAAGTAAAAAATGGTCTAAATGGCGAATAAAATTTAATACACGGTCTAGTATAATAAACGACTCTAGTGATATCTCCTCTCCAATTAAAAGTTTCAGGATAATAGGGTGTTGGTCATCTACACAAGTGAAAATCTCATCGAACGACACCTTATTGTCATCCATATAGTCTCTTATGGTAACCATATCTTCTTTAAACGAATACTTCAATGATTGTTTTTTCTTTTTCCATTCACTGAATATTCGTTCTGCTTTATCACCAACCATAGTTCCAATCCAACTAGATTGGTCCATGACTAAATTAGAAACAAAGAAATCAACTAAATCTTCTTGGTATTTCTTTTCAATCTTTTCAAAGAAGAACTTATCTTTACGTTTCAGAAAGGTTTCTTCTTTAACTCTAGCTTTACCTTTATACTTGAAGTAATCGTAACTGTCCGATGTGAAATGGTTTTTCAATGCGACATACGTTTTATATGCATTATAACCAGGATAATACATTAGACGGGCAGTTGACATAGTTTTTCTTTTAATAGATTCAGGCTACTTGCTTCAGCTTCAATCTTAGAACGAATCACTTTGTTTAGTAGTTTAGGGATTACCTCAATTTCTAGTTGGTGTTTATTACAGTAATGTACTATAGCATCAATATAAGATTCGCCTGTCTCTATAACAAACTTTTCTAAATCAATATTAAAGGTAAGTCTATCAATTATCATTATTAAGGCCACCCACTGTTTTACGAATAATATCATCACTTAGAGGTTCTGGATAATAAATCTCTAAGACAATACAAGCACTTTTACTATGAAACCAATGATATTCGTTTGGCTTAACTGTAGTGAACATCCCAGGACTTAGAGATGTTGTATCAATTAAATCATAATCATTCTTCCTAACATTAATATCAATCAGACCACTAACACAATAGAAACCATTCCACTTGTGTTCGTGCTTGTGTTCTGAACATCGATAGCCAGGGTTAGTGATAATTTTATGTACTTCAATAAAAGGTGTTACTAAGATTGGTTCTGTTGAACCCCATACCTTTCCGTAAATCATTTAACATATTCCAGATAGTTATATCCAATCTTAATCCTATTTACTGCTTTAGTTAGATCGATTTTATTGTTGATTCGATCTAATCTTGCTTTTGCTGCTTTACTGCTTTTAATTACCCACATTTTTAACTACTCCATCAATATCTAATAGTTGTTTCAAAACAGTTTCGAAATTATCTAACCTAATCATGTTAGCACCATCAGAAGGTGAACTCTCAGGATCAGGGTGAACTTCCATAAAGACACCCGCAATACCAATCGCTACGGCCGCTTTAGCTAGAATAGGCGCATAGTAACTATTACCACTCGACTTGTCACCACCTCCACCAGGATGTTGTACTGCATGTGTACAATCCATAACTACTGGTCCATATTCTTTCATCACATCTAATCCACGCATATCTACAACCAAGTTGTTATAGCCAAACGTAGTACCACGTTCTGTTACTATGACTCTATTATAACCGAAACTCTTTAGTTTGTCAACCACATTCTTCATTTCCCACGGAGAAAGAAATTGACCCTTCTTTACGTTCACTGGTTTGCCTGTTAAAACAGCAGCTTCTAACAGATCTGTTTGCCGACAAAGAAACGCTGGGATTTGTAGAATTGATGTATTGATAATCTCAGCTTGCCAGACATCATGAACATCTGTGATAGTAGGCACATCTAATTCAGTATGAATATGGTCAAATACATTCATCGCCATTTCGATACCTTTACCGCGATACCCATTGATGGATGTACGATTAGCTTTATCGAAACTCATTTTAAAACAAAAGTTAACATCATACTTCTTACACGTTTCTGATAAAGAAGATGCAATATCGATAGCTAAATGAGAATCTTCAAAAACACAGGGCCCAGCAATAATAGAGAGTTTTTTATCATTGCCAAGCCTTTCATAAAAATCATTCATAAAAAATGTGACTCCCTATAGTTGTTGCTTGTTTCATATCTCTAGACCATTTAGGACTTACGGTTATAGCATGGTAGTGTGTAGAGCCTTCTGTGAAATCTTCGATGGTATAAAGTAAAAGTGATTGGGCTATATGAAGTGAAATCCCCCATGCTTCTTTGTCTTTAGGATTATCAGATTTGCCATCGCAAAACCATGAGAAATGACATTTATTTTTTATTGGATTGTTATTCCAATATCGGCCTTGTTTAACTACTTCACAAATAGTATTAGGAAACCTATTACTTTTTACACGATTTTGTGTAACTAATCCTACTGCATATTGACCCAGAACGTCTTCTCCTCTTGATTCGAAGTAGATATTTTTAGCAAGACATTCAAGATCCTTATGATTTATATCTTGGTGATTAGCATTGGCTGTTCCTGGACTTATCGCAAGAGCAAACAAAACTAACAATAGTATTACTAGTGGTCCAAAAATAAATCTAAATAGTCTCTCCTCCGAGATTCTATACAATATATTTTCCTTCGTTGTTTGTAAGTAGGCCCGTTAGATAACAGGGTGGAGCCTATACCCCGTGATACTTATTCAGTCTAGGCCGCTAGGCGATATTCTGAATAGTTATCAATTGCAATATTATCGTTTGCATTTATATTATAGCCCGATACGGTGGTACAATGCCGGTTACCTCAATTTGACCATTACTACGCCAGTCGATCCTATTTCACTCCCCTCAAAAATACACCTTGATGTGCTTTTGGTGGAAGTGCGGGGTACCGCCCCCCGGTCCTGAACGTCTATGCCGTCTCCTCTCAAGCAGTAACAAACTTATTTATCTTTAAGCACTATTCCGTTCTAATGGCAATCTATCACTATCAAAATTATACCACTTGGCAAGACTACCATTCGACATCACATCCCTAAAATGGGCCCAAACTAACCACCTCTCTTGCCGTCTAAAGACACGTTGATCTAGTCCTTGGGGAACAAGACTTTCTGGCTCTAGCCAAACTTCTTCTCCAGTATCGATCTTTAATGTAATATATGGCTTAGGCATTTCTACACTCCTTGCTCATCATCACTATAGACATTATAGCAAAGGATAAGACATTTGTCAAGT